TTTTAATGGTTTCCCGTCTTTCCATTTCCGCAAATCCAGCTTTGCAGGGTAGCCATTATATGCAACCTTGTTCAATTCCAGCGTATAGCCCGCGCCGGTGCTGCTCAAGATCGCAATGCGCTCTGTAACTTCAAAATCAAACATTGTTCACGCCTCCAGCCTGCAAGAAGTCTGCCAATTTCAGCGTTATTAGCCATTGTTCACGGTTTCGCCGGTGAATTACAACCGGGGTTCTGTTTACCGCATCCCGTTCTGCCTGCTGCATAGCTGCGGAAACATTCAGCTTTTCCACCCGCTTAACCTCTATATGAAAGCGTTCAAGCCCTGCTGCGTCAATATCCGGGTTGCCCTTGCCGCCGGTATATTGCTGTTCGTTTCTGTGGGCAGGGTAGCCCGCTGCGGTCAAATATTCGCAAAGTTCCCTTTCCCCTGCGCTGCCTTTTCGCTTGCTGTTCAATCGGGGTTCCCCCTTTGCCGTTCAAGATCGAGCAAAGACAATAGCAACTGATTTTCTTTATCGCCTGCGCCGTTCTGCTGCCGGTATTCGTCAAGATAGATTTTTGCTGCCGCTGCATTGCCTGCTGCTGCTTTCTGCGCAAGTGCCGTCAATACAAATTCCCGTGTTTCCGCTGATAGTGCGCCGGGTTTCTTCTTCCTGCCCATTGCGCAACCGCCTTTCAATCTGCTGCGGGCAAGCTGTCCAGCGTTTCAATGCAGGCTGCGCGGGTTTTGTAGATTTCGCCCGCCCGGTGCTGTAACCGCCTGCAATAGCATTCCATTTCTTCACGGGTTGCCGGTATATAATAGCCCGGTGTCGTGCTGTCGCAAGTTGCGCAAATCGGCTTGCCTGCTCTGCGTTCCCGTTCCACTAAGATAGAAATGCTGCGCCTGTTCGTGCCGGTCAGCTTTGCCAATTCCCGCGCTGTGCGGGCGTTCTGTTCGCCGGTGTCCAGTAGTTCAAAGATCATTCCTTTTCGGCCTCCACCTGTGGCGCGGGCGGTGCCTGCTGCGGCTCTTGCGCCTGTTGCGCTGCCCGTTTCTGCCAATATCGTTCCTGCTGTGCCTTTACCTTTTCCGGGTTGTTTCGCGCCCACTCATTTTTATATTTTCTGCGGGCTGCAATCGCTTGTTCTGATAGCATCTTGTTACCGCCTTTCCTCTTGCGTTTCTTGAAGTTTCCGCGCCGTTTGCGCTTGCTAAACTTCTTGCGTATATTATACCATAGAAACAAGAAAAAGACAAGGAAAAAGAAAAAGGCAAGCCCGCTGCCGTGCTGGAGGCTTGCCGTTAAAATCGCCGTAAACCGGTCAAATTTGCGTTCTGCGGGGCTTTGTGCATTTCGTGGGGTTCCTTCCACCTGTAAAGAGAAAGCCCGTTAGAAACGATTCTAAGCCCATTTCCTGCGGTCTATGCTCTGATCGCTGCCGCAATGCGCTCTTTCATGCTGATAAATTCTTGCTGCTGTATCAGATCGAGCCTGCCCGCGCTGTACTGCTGCCGGGTCAATTCTTCAATGCTGCCGTATAGCAAGCCCATTGCAGCGGGGTTGCCGTGGTGCCGGGTGTATAGGGTTTCAATCTCTTTCAGCATATCCCGCTGCGGGTCAAGCCCTTTGCAGAAAGTCAGCGTTTCAATTAGTGCGTTATCAAGTGCCGCTGCCTCTGCCTTTTCACGGGTCAAAGCCCGTTCCGATTCATCCAGCTTTGCTAATTCGTCTGCAATGGCCTTTGCCTGTTCTTCAAGCTGCTTTGCCTGCTGTTTTAGCATCTTGCGCCGCTGCCGTATATCAGCAAGTGCCAATTCATGCCCGCCGGGGTGCTTGTCTGCGTCTATGATCGCCGCAACCGCTGCGGCCTGCGGGCTGCTGGTTCCAAACATTGCGCCGGTGATCGCCTCCAGCATTGCCGCCGGTGCGGTCTTTTCTTCAATGGCTTCTTGCATCTGCGCCATTAAGGAAGATAGCCTTTCTGCATCCAGCTTTGCCGCAACCTGTTCAACTGTCAGCGTTTCTTGCGTCTGCGGTGCCTGCTGCGGTTCTTGCGCTTGCTGCGCCGCATATTGTTCAAGGTTCATGCCTCCAGCCCCTTTCAGTATTTCTTGCCGGGTTTCCGCTGTTCTGCTGCGGGTGCCTGCGCCGGGATAAACAGATCGAATTGCGGATAGTATGCAAAGGCGCAATCATAGTTGCTAATGCCGTATCTGTTTTTCAAGCAGACAAATTTTATTTTGCGCGGTTCCTCTGCCTTTGCTTCATTTATCCGCTTGCGCTTTGCTTTTATGCTGCCCTCTTTGTCAAAGAGTTCTTCATCAAGGCAAGCAAGCTGCAAGCCCCAAACAACGTCCGCTGTAAATTCAATGCCGCCGCTTTCTTTCAGCGATTCAAACGCAATCGGGGTCATATAATTAGCGCGGTTCACGCTGCTAATAACTATGATCGTCAAATCAAGTTCCCGTGATAGCCTTTTCAATTCCGTTATAGCAAGGTCGATTTCGTCTTTTTTGCTGCTGCGGCTCTTGCCATCTGCCGCCGGTTGCAGCACTTGCAAATAGTCAATAAAGCAAATCGGGGTTGCGCCGGTGCGCTGCTTGTATCTGCGGATATAATCAGCAATAAAGCCAATATCGCAATTGAAATTGCCCTCTACAATGCTTAACCGTTCGCCGGTCTGCTCTTTGTATTTCCGCGCTGCCGCTGTTACCTGTGAAGGAAGATAGCCTTTTCTGATTGACAAGCTGGTTACTGCCGTTTTCATATCGGCCTGCGCTGTTATGCGGGCAATGCTCTTGCTTACCATTTCCAGCCTGCTTTGTTCCATTGAGAAGAAAAGCACTTCTTGCCCCTGCGCTGCAATCTGGTCTGCCATCTGCAAAGCAAGCGTTGTTTTGCCCAAAGAAGAAATTGCCGCCAAAACATACAATCCAGCGTTAAGCCCGCCCGCCTTTTCATCAAGGTTTGCAAAGCCCGTTTTCCTGTTCTGCGCCTGCTTAAAGCGTTCAATTTCGCCCGCCATCAAGTTATCAAGATAAGCTGCTGTATTATCGGGGCGGGCTGCTGTGGCTGCTATGGCCTTTGCAATGGCTGCTTCAAATGCTGCGCGGTCTGCGGTCAATGCTTCATTCGGGTCTTTGTGCGTGCCTGCAATATCGGCTGTTACATAGCTGATATTCAGCCTGCGCAAGCCCTCTTTCAGCCTTTCAGCGGTCTTTCTGCCCGCTTCATCATTGTCAAGGCAAAGAATCAAAGTTGCCTTTGTCGGCTCTGCCTCCAGCTGCTTTATCAGCTTGTCAGCGTTGCTTGTGCTGTTCAAGGCTATTGCGGTTTGCCCTGCTTCAATCACGCTTAAAGCATCAAATGCCCCTTCACAAACAAAGATATTTTCTGCGGTGCCGTGAAAGGCTTTATATCCGCAAAATATGCCCGGTTCGCCCTCGTTCATTTTCTGATATTTCCGCTGCTGTTCGTCAAGATCGGGGCGAATATCCCGCGCAACATAATGTTGCATGGTGGAGGGTAGCACTATAACGGGTTTCGGGTCTGGTAGCCAATTACTGCCCTTTTCCTGCTGCCGTTTTATTGTCGTGGGGCTTATCCATGCGGGGTCAAAGCCAATGCAGCACGCCGCCGCCGTGTCAAGGCTAATGCCCCTGCGCTGCAAATACGCCTGCGCCTCTGCCGATTCCCGCAAATTCTTCATACATTGCAGATAGTATTTCTGGAAATTCGCGGGCGGTTCTGCTGTCGGTTCCGCTGCTGCGGTGCTGGAGGATTCACCACTAAAAGAAGGATTGCCCGCCGCCGGTGCTGCCTCTGCAAAATCCTCTGCGGCTGTGCTGTTCCTGTGCGGGTCTATGCTGATATTCAGCCTTGCCGCCAATTCATCAACCGCCCTGCTAAAATCGGTTTGCGGGTTCATGCCGTTTTCCATCATGTACAGATCAATCACGCTGCCGCCCGTTTCAAAGCTGCAACCGCCGTTCCAGCACTTCAAGAAATGGTTGCGGCTGTTCGGCTTTTCGGTTATGCCGGTGCCGTTCTTCCCGCTGCCGCTGCCGCATAGCGGGCAGATTATGCCCTTGCCCCTGCCGTTGCCGTCTGCCGGGTAAAGGTCTTTCCAGCGTGCTTTGATTTCCTGCGTTGCCTGCTGCCGTTCCATCTGTGTTCCTTTCTGCGGCTGTGATCGCTGCCGCTGCGCCTTTTTTATGGTGTCCGAAATGTACGGATTGCCCTTTTTTTAGGACTGCCAAAACTGCCGATAAACTGCAAATTTCGGAAAATTTCGGAAGTCCCCCCTTTGAATTTCGCGGAATTTTGCGCGGGGCTGTGCTGCGGTCTGCGGGCTGCATCTGGTAAAGATTCAGATACCCCCTGCCCACATTGCGCCATCATTGCCCCACAAATGCCCGCCGTTCCCGCGCTAATGCCATCCCGTGCCGCTGATAATGCGCCTTGCTGCCTCTATGCGGGCTGCGGTCAATGGCTTGCCGTGCTGCGCTTCATCCAGCCAATGAAAGACGGTGCAAAGCGCGGGCAGGCTGTATTGCCTTTCAAGCCCGTCTGCGCGGGTTTGCCTGCACTCTGTCCCGGTTGTCCATTCGCTGTCAAGCGCGGCTTTCAGCCCCTCCAGCAATTCCGCAATGATCGCTTCTTGCATCCCGGTTTACCTCCACCACTAAGAAGGATAGCCCCTGCCGCCGGGGTCTTTCTCTTTAATGGTACTGCTGCGGCTGCTGGTAGTCTATCAGAAAGCCCGCCCGCATCAAAGCGGGGCGGGCGTGCGCTTTATGTATTTAATATTTAATATTTGCGCGGTCAGAAAACGCCGAAAAGCCTTGAAATATAAGGTTTTTTCGCATATCCACCTAAACCGCGTCCCAACCAAACCTAAACCGCGTCCCAACCAAACCTAAACCGCGTCCCAACCAAACTAAACCGCGTCCCAACCAACCAACCTAAACCAACTACCAACCATTCTTATTCTGAAAAAGTCGGGTCTTTTCCGCTGTGCGTTATTATCAGCTGTTCGTTAAGCATACTGTTTGTTGGTGCCTTGAAGGTGTCAAAGTGGGCTGTTTTGATCGTCAATCCCATGTAGTATTTCGGAATTTCGGATTTTTCCATGATAATTCTGATCGCTGCCGTGAACGTGTCTTTTAGCTTCTTGTTTATCCGCTGCGAATCGTTCTTGTGATCGCTGCGCCGTGCGGCTGCAATTTCCTCTGCTTTCTTCTTGCCATCCCTCGCCGCTTTTTCTGCTGCGCCTTGCCCGTTGCGAATTGCTTCAAGTTCGCGTTGCAATTCGGGGCAATCCTCTATCAGCGTTGAGAATTTCACTTTATAAGTGAAGGTTCGCGGCTTCTTTTTCGTGCCGGTTACTGTGGTTGTTATGCCGTTTTCGTCTGTGCGGCTCTTTGTTACTGTCGGTTCTGGTTCCGGGGCAAAGGTCAGTTCTTCAACCGTCTTTGTTCCATCCGCTGCGGTGCGCGTGGTTTTCTTTTTTATTGGTTTTCGTGCCGCTGCGTTTTGGTATGTTTCATTGTCCGGCCTTGTTACGCCTCTGATTATCAAGCCCATTGCAATTCTGTTTGCGATTTCAACCGCTGTTTGGTTCTCTGTCATAATATCAGCGTGAAAAACGTTGCTAATTGCGCCGTGCCGCGTGGCGTGAAGTTTCGCATATTCAACCAACTTAAACATATACGGGGCGTTTATGGAATATGTTTCGCTGTCCGCTTCATAGCCTGCAAAGCGTGCAACCGGGTAAAGATCGTCCCCAAACCATGCCGCAACCTTGTCTAATGGCCTCATAAATTCCATGAATTTTTCAAAGCGTGCTTGCGCCATTGTTTGGTTAGTGTCCCTTTTGGTTAGCTGCTTTGTTTCCTTGTCCCGTGTGCGCGTGCGCGGGTCAATTCCCATTCTGTCTAATACTGCTGGTAGATAGATCGGAATAATTGCGTTCCCGCTGTTTGTTTCGCGTATATCGCTGTTATTCCATGCAAGCCCAAACAATAGCATCAAAAATCCTGTGTGTAAAAGGTCAACTTCCTGCAATACTTCCTCCAGCGTTTTATCTGTGCCGGTCAAATCGTAAAGGTTTATTTGCCCGGTTTGCTGGTTTATGGTCAATTCGCTTATTTCGCGTGGTAGTTTTTTAAGCACTTCCCTTGTGAAATAAGCAAAGCCCAAATCTTTATCAGCTATGATTGCAAGGTTTGCTTCTGTTGCAATCAAAGCCCCTTTTTGCTGTGCTTTTTCGCGCCGCTTGTGTGCCTCTGCAATATGCTTGCGCCGGTTTTCTTCTTTATCGGTATCAGCGGGCAAATCAAGCTGCATTTGCATCTGTTCGGGTTCTTCCTCTGCCTTTAAGGGTGGAATTTCCTTGCCATCTGCCCGCGCCCTGCGTGCCGCTGCCGCAATCAATACTGTTGCCGGTGTTTCGGGGTTGTCGTACAATTCGGGGTTTTCGTCTGCCTCTGCTTCAATGTACGGGGCAAGAATAGCCCATGTTTGCAAGGCTTCACGGGTATCATCAGAAAGCAAGTTTGCAATGCCTTTTCTGATAGATTCCAATGCTGCGCCTGCGCCCTTGATGCTGCGGCCTGCGTTTTCTGCCATCTGCTGCAAGCTGCGTTCCCATTCGCCCGCCGGTTGCGTTGCCCATTGCGCAAACTTGAAAAGCGGTGATTCCTCTGCGGGTGTAGTTGCCCATTCTGCAAGCCTTGCTGCGGCCTCCATTGCCTTTTTGCTTGCAGCGGTTATTGCCGTCATTGCGTCAACAAATCCCGGTGTTTCTACAATCTGCCGCGCTAATTCCTGCCAAACAAGTTCCCTTTTCGCCTGTGGCAATTCTTCAATCTGTGACAATGGTAGCTGCATCAACCGCTGCAATTCTTCCTGCTGTGCAACGGCCTCTGCAATTGCTGGTTCCTTTAAGAAAGCATCAATTGCGGCTGTTGCATCGTGCGCTGCGGCTGCGAATTGCTGCCCCTGTTCGTCAACGGCTGCTTGCAAGGATTCTGCCTTTTCTGCGGTGCTGTGTTCCGCTGCGATTGCGGGCGTGTCAATGGTATCATCAACCACTATTTGCAGATCGCCGCTGCTGGAGGCTTGCGCCTGCTGTACTTGCTGCGCCTCTTGTAATTTATCCTTTACAAGTTGGTCAAGCAGAACCGTTTCCGCTGCATCCAGTTCAACGGATTCTTCTATCAGCTTTGCCGGTTCTGGAAATTCCATTTTGCCGCCCGTGGGCAGATCAATTGCCGGTCGCTTGCCATCGTCAAGCGGGGTTTCTCTGATAATGCGCTTGCGTGCCATCTGGTGCCGCCTCCATCATTTGAAGGATTCTTGAAACGCCTTTGCCTTTTCATAAAGTTCTGCGTTTTCTTCCATGCTCTGCCGAAAAACGTAATTAGTGAAGTCTGTAACGCTTTCCCCCCTTACCCGCGCCATAACTTTAATGTATTCGTGGATTTCGGGCGAAAATGCCATGTTGATTCTAATAGCCTTGCAACCTTTCCTGCCCTGCGTGGTGCCTGCCTGCCGCATTTCCTGCGCTTGCTGTTCGCTGTACACCTTGCGCGGGTGCTGTACTTCTTGCGCCTGTTGCGTTTCTGGTTCTGCCGTTGCCTCTGTGATTGCGTTGTACACTCTGCCGGTGTTCGCTGCTGTGAAGTCCTTCTTGCTTGCCATTGTTGCGCCCTCCATTTTCTTTTATTGGTTTTCCCGCGCAAAATCGCGCGTTATCGCTCATTTCAGCATATCCAGCAATTGCAGATAGTCCGCTGCCGGTTTGCTGTTCGGTGCGTATTCGTATAAGCTGCGCTGCAAGGTCTGCGCTTCACGGATTGCAACGGCTTCACGGATAGCCATTAAGAAGGGTATTCCCATTTCCTGCGCCCTGTCTTTGATCGTTTCTGCCATCTGCCGCGCAAGCGTGCTGCGGCCTCCATGCCGGGTCAAAATATAGCCCGTGATCGTCAAGGCGGGGTTGCTTTGCTGTATCTGTCGCGCTGTGTCTGCCATCTGATAAAGCCCCTGCAAACCGACAATATCAGCTTGCAACGGTATAATTAGATCGCTGCTTGCCATCAAAGCGTTATACTGCAATTCGCCTGCCGTGGGCGGGGTGTCAATTACAATCAGATCATATTGCGCCGCAATCGGGTCAAGCGCGGTTTTCAATCGCCTTGCGCTGCCCTTGTAGCTGCTGATCGTTTGAAGGTTCCAGCTTGCCGGTATTACATCCAGCCCGCCCGCCGTGTGCTGTACCTCCACCCGCTGCCCCTCCAGCATTTCAAATGCGCCTGCGCGGGCTGTGTCTGCCGCTAAGAAGAAAGACAAGTTGCCCTGCGGGTCAAGATCGAGCGCAAGGCAACGTTTCCCCCTGTGGGCTGCTGCCTGCGCTAATGCGGCTGCTGTGGTGCTTTTCGCTGTGCCGCCTTTCTGGTTCGCAATGGTTACTATTCGCATTGCCGGTTGCCCCTTTCTTTTATTGGTCAGATCGCCCATTGCATCAAAGCATCAAATTCTGATTCTGCCATCTGCGCCGCATAGCTTTCTGCCTCTGCTTCAAGCTGTTCAATGCTGCGGGCGGTGTCCGTGAAGTGATTCAGCACTATATGCGCCAATTCGTGCCGCAAGGTTGCCGCCTGCTGTTCTGCCGGTGCTGCGCTGTCAATCAGAATCAGATAATGCCCGCCGTGATAGCAAGTTATGCCGTAAACCGTGCCGCTGCAATTCGCGGGGAAAGGTCTATATTCCAGCTTGAAAGGTTGCATTGCGGTTCCTTTCCTGTTGCGCGTTATGCGCAAGAAGTTCAAGTTGATTTCTAATTGTGCTATTCAATATTAGTTTAATTAGAAATTCAATTCAGCTTCTTTTTCTGCTGCGTGTTTCTCTATTGCGGCCTCCCATTCTTCCGGGTCAATGTCCAGTAAGTGCGGGTTGCGAATGTTCATGTGCTGTATGATTTCGCTTTCATTCCTGTCTTGAGTAAAGGCAATTATTTTGCTGCGGTCTATGGTTGCTTCCCAAACCGCGCCTTTGCCGTTCGCCGTGTTCGGGTTGTCTATTCTGTTCGCAAACCATATTGCCGTTGTCTTGTCCGTTGTCCATGATATATCGGTTCTCAATACGTTGTAACAATCGGGGTTTGCTATCACGGTTCCGCGCCAAACTGTAACGGGGTTTCCATCTGGTAGCCCCTTCAATCTGTGTTCATCTGGTATCTGCTTTGCAATGCGCTTTGCTGTCTGTATCAATCGTTTAGGAAAGTTGTATCCATCATTTGTATAAACATCAATAATCAGATCGTAAAGTGTGCGCGGGTTTGTAAACCGCCCTACATACTGCAGCAACATCCGTTGTTCTTCATGGTTCCAGTTGCCCGCAAGGCTAATCAATCTTGCTGCTTCTGCTTCATCTCCCGCTTGCAATGCCTGTTCAATCAATCCGTTTCGGGTGTTGCGCCTGTGCTGTTCCAGCAAAGCAACTTCTTCTTCTGTCATTGGTAGCCCTTCTTCCGTGCCGTTTGCTTTCCAGTTTTCGATTTTCTGCAGCACTTCTTCAACGGTTTCCATTGTCTGCTCCTTTCTATTTTTGCCGGTAAAGGGTGAACCCTCCACCCGCTGCCGGTTATCTGTGCGCCATTGCCGCCGCAATCTGCGCAAGCTGTTCAAGCTGCGCAAGGCTCATTGTCAGCATTGCCGCCTGCAATTTATCCTGCGTGGTGCTGGAGGATTGCCCGCCGTGGTAGTGTTCAAAGAGGCGTTGCGCTAAGATCGCATCTTGTGCGCTGGTTTCGTTATCAAGATAAATTTCTGTGGTTTTCGGGCTGCTGTGCCGCATATACATCTGCGTTTGATAGATATTATCGCCGGTTATCTGCATCACGTTCTGCCCTGCCGTGTGCCGCAAGCTGTGGGCGGTCAGCCTTTCAGAATCAAAGCCCGCTGCCTGCATTGCCTGCTTTAACATGGTGCTAATGGTTGTCGGGGCAATGCGCTTGCCGCCGCTGCGGTTGCCGGTGCTTACAAAAAGCGGGCTTGCCGCTGTGGGGTGATCGCTGCGGCTGCAAAGATAGTCTTTGATCGCTTCATAAACCGCCGGTGCTAATGGCTTCTTTGCATCTGGTTCTGCGTGGCCTTTGCCCCAAACAAACAAGGTTGCGTTGCCGTTCTTGATTTCAAGATCGCGGATATTCGCCCTGCTGATTTCAACGGTGCGCAATCCAGCATTTACCGCTAAAAGATAGATTGCATATAACCGCTTGCCCTGTTCGGTGCTGCGCTGCAACCGGCCTGCCGCATCTTTTTTTGCCTCTGCCGCTGTGGCCTGCTGCGCCTCTGCGCGGGATGCAATGCTTTCTTCAATGGTTTGCACTTCCTGCGCGGTCAAGCTGTCCTTCCTGTGCGCTTCTTTGATTTTCGGGGCGTGGATATTCGCTGCAATGTTCTGATAATAGCCCTCTGCCGCTGCCCATGAAAAGAATTGCTTCACGCTCTGCAAATACTGCTTTACCGTGTACGGCTTGCAGACGATGCGCTGCGCGGTTCTATACCTCCAGCCCGCCGGGGCGCTGCTGTCAAGTTCGATTGCGTCATGCTCTGAAAGCAACCATTCCCGATAATTGATAACATCTTGCCGCGCCGGGGCTTTAATCCCTGCGTATTTCATCCATGCCATAAACTGCCGCAAGTTGGTTAGATAAGTGCGGGTTGTCTTTTCGCTGCGGTCAATGTACTGCACAAACGCTGCAAAAAGGTCTGCGCCCACTTCCTGCGCCGGTATCATTGCGCCCTGCGCGGCTTTAATGATTTCGTTCATTGTCCTTGCCCCTTCCCGCTGTCCTTTTCCTTTTCCTTTTCCATTATACGCCTGTTCTTGCTGTGCGTCAAGCACAAATTAAACTTCTTGCGTATATTGTGCGGTTTGCTGTTTTTCCGCTGTTTGCAGCAAATGCCCGCCGTTGCCTCTGCGGGGCGTTCTGCGCGGTTTTCTGCTGTGGGGTGTATAATCCTGCTGGTTTCGGTGCAAGCCCTCCTGCGGGGCGTTTTTGCCAATAAAAAAAGAGGCTTGCCCCTGCCGGGGTGCCTCTGCTGGTTCTTATCGGAATATCAGCCATGCCACATTTGAAAGCACAACCGCCGCTGCCATGATGCAGCAAGTTATCTGCAATCGCTTGTTTATCCGTTCCATTCTGTACATTTCGCCCTCGTGGGCAAAATAAGGAATTGTTGCCGGTTGCTTTTCTTCCATGATCGTTCCCCCCTTTACCATTTCGACATATCAAACGACAATGCCGGTTCTGCCCATTCTGCCGTTGCTTTGTCCTCTGCCGCCATCCTGTCAGAAAACTTTGCAGCGTTTTCTATAATCATTTTCGCCGCCTGCAAGCGGGTTCCAGCGTTGTTAGAATCATCGTTCATGATGCCGGTAACAACTTCAACCGCCGCTGCTAAACTGCGGTTCATGGTCAATACTGCTGCGCGTACAATATCCGATTTTGCAGCACTATATGCCGCCTTAAAATCACGGGTGCCCATGCGGTCATAAATAGATCGCGCTGAAATGCCGGTCAGCTCTGCGGCCTGTGCTATGCTGCCGCTTTGCAGCAATGCCGCAATGATTTCTTCATCGCTTACTGCGGTTTGATTCTTCTTGCTTGCCATCTGTTAAACCTCCACTTTCTGCAAGGCTTCAAGCAGGCTGCGGGCTTCATCGTCTGATAGCGTTACCCCTTTTAATGGTTTCCCGTCTTTCCATTTCCGCAAATCCAGCTTTGCAGGGTAGCCATTATATGCAACCTTGTTCAATTCCAGCGTATAGCCCGCGCCGGTGCTGCTCAAGATCGCAATGCGCTCTGTTACTTCAAAATCAAACATTGTT